GCTTGATCTGATAGTAATTCATAATCCGTTCCACCACCATCATCGTCAATATAAAGATCGAGTGTTTCTGCCGCACCAGCCGTTTCTGTCGCAATAATAGATAGAATAGTATAAGTGTGTCCACTTACTCCATTTATCAAAACACTTTCAGAATTTGAAACGATTGCGTGTGCTACTTTTAATACTTCACTTGCCATATTATTTTCTCCTTATTGTTAAAATCCAAATACCAATGCTTTACCTGTTGATGAAATGGAATCGTTCATACTTCCTGAAACAACAGTTTTGCCACTTCCTTTAGGTGTTATATTAATATCAACATTAGTATCTCCACCTGTTGCTGATAAAGTTGGTCCATTAGTTGTTGCCGCATTAGCAACTGTAAATTCATTGACCGCACTTCCTGTTTCAGAAAATTTTAATAATTCTAAAGTTCCATCGCCTATTGCATTTCCGTTGACATCTAATTGTCCGCCTAATTGCGGTGTTGTATCATCAACTAAATCTGCAACTACTGAACTATCCGACCAATCAACTGTGTTAGCTGTAAAATTAACAGTTCCTAAAGTTATATCAGCCGCACCATCATACATTTTTAAAAGTTGTGCAGTTGCCGCACCTGAAGTGTCTAGCCAAATCGTTCCAGCTACTGCCGAACTTGGTCTTGATGCTCCTGAATTAGATGAATTAATTGCAGAAAGAACATTGTTAATATCTGTTCTTACGGTTGGAAAACTTGCGTTTGCTATATCGTAGTCGTGTTGTGCCATAATTTTTCTTTATATCCCTTTTAATATCCTTTTGCAATATAATCAAATACTTTTGATATGGAAGTATTACTAGAGTTCTTGAATGTCACATTGAACGAATTAATAGTTTTTGTATCTACTAAAAAATAGTCCCCAGTTGCCATTCCTTGTCCTGTAATTCCAACTGCATAATTAGCAGTTTTATAAGGGTTTGTAAATGTAACAGTTTTAGCACCAGCACCAGAAGTTATATCATTTCCACTAAATATTCTATCTGGCATATCTATTGTAACTGACACTTCTTCTACAACTGGAGTTGAAGCTAAATCGCTTGAAGTTAAAACAACTCTAAATTTAAAATATCTTGCTGTGTAATTTCCAATTACAAAATTTTGAAAAGATGTATATGTGGAGTCATCATCACTTGTTGCAATCTCAATATGTGCATGAGAATTAGATGGTGTATCTCCATCAAATGCACCAGAAGCAGAATCAAAATTACCACTTCTATTATCAAATAAATCATCAGGATCAGATGAAGTTTGTTTCAAACTAGCTGTAAGTCGGCAAGTATGTTTAGCACCTATATCAACTACATCTGTAAATAAATAATTACCACTTGCATAAAAATCTGCATTAGCAACACCAGAATCAAAAAATCTAGTTGTTTCGTCATCAAAATTTCCACTAGCTGAATCAAATAATTCTGATGAATCTAGTTGCAATGTATCATCTACTATTGCTGTATTTGTTAATGTTCCATCAAAATCAGGATGTTCTGATACTGTTGCTATTACATTATAATTTATAACATCTGTAACATTAGAAATAATACCCGTTGCATTTGAACTAAAATTGCCAAGTTTATCTACGGCTTTTATAAGATAAGTTCCAACTCTTGCTGGTACATTGATTGAAGTTGCTGGTCTTGATACTTTTTCAACTAAAGATACAGAGTTTGCCCAATCTCCAGTTCCATCTGTTACAGAAGAATACCTGATTTGATAGTATGCAAGATCAAGGTCACTTATTTGTTTCCAGCTTAAATGTGCTTCTTGTCCTAAAATATTACAAGCAAAATCCTCAACACATCTGAAGGTGGTTCTATTGCACCTACAATAGTTCTTGTTGCTGATACATAAGTTGAACTAACTCCTAAAGCATTTATAGCTTTAACTCTTACATTATAAATTTTTTGATCTATTACATTTAAAACTCTATGAATTAATCCTGAACCTTGTGCATAAATGATATAATCAGAATCTGTACTTAATTTATATTCCACTTGATAATAGTCCACAAATTTATCTGTACTTACACCAATAGTTACATTTAAGGCTACAATTACAGTTCCATCATTATATTCAATTAATTCATCATCTAAAGTAACACTAGCTGGTGCAGTAACAGAATAAGGATTAGGAAGTGTTGTACTTGGTGTGGTTGCCGCTTGTGTTTTGGTTGCCCAAGTATAATGTGCATCTTGATGTTCAATTAAAGAAAGTCCTATAGTATAATCTTCGTTAAAAGTAAATCCAACCACTCTCATATCTTTTGCAGAAAAACCTATTGAGGAATGAGTTATCGCTACTATTTCTCCAACAGCTAGATCATAAGCATCACCACCACAAATAACATCTAGTTTTAATGCATCCCTTGATCTTCTTAAAATTACCTCTGCCATTTCTAAAGCCTGATATGGTGAAGTAATAGTTTTCATACTAAATCTTCCCTCTAAAAGAAATCCACCATCAGCGGCTTTCATCGTTGCGTGTTGGTCAGCGGCCGCATAACCACTGTCATCCACCTCTGGAAATTGAACCTCATCAACTTGCCAGTTACGATCAGGATTGACAAAAGAAACTATAACCCTGTTATATTTATTATTTTTATCTTCGCTTGATAAATTATATCCACCAATAATATCATCTTCGGTTAATGTAATTGTTGCACTACCAGTTGTTTCAATAAGTAATTTATATTCACCACTTGTAAAAGTTAAATATCCTCTGCAACCAGTTATAATTTCTCTTACATTTTCCATAACCTTTTTAGAGGTGTCCAGAATTGCATTACAATCCATAATGTCAATCGCACTTGCACCAGTATAAGGAGTAACATTAGTATCGCAAACTCCTGATGCTGTATAAAAACTTGGAATATTAATATCTCCAATTGCTATTCCTTTTCCATATCTTGCGTTGGTTAAATAATCTAATAGACACCAAGCTGGATTATCTGAGTGTGCCGCAGTTTGTGCTACCGAACTTACATCATAAGAAACTACTTTTTTTCCTTGAACAACAGCTTGAACTTTTGGAACACCTTGAAAGGCATCTTGATTCCAAGTAAATTTTAATGCCAGATACGCCAGCCCTGAAAGTTTATGATTCGATCCCCAACTAGACAAAGTTGATAAAAGACTTGAAGCACTTTGACCATCTGTTCCATAATGAGGTTCTACTGTAATTAAACTTGCTGAATCTTTATAAAAATTTCCATCTGAAGTATTAACTGTAACTTGTGAATTATCTGCAAGATCGCCTGACCAAGTAACTGTTTTATCATCTATTTTAATTGAAGTAATATCATTTATTTCTCCCTCACATAAAACAAGTGCCATATATAAACTTGCGTTGTCAGCCCCTGAACTTTCCATGAAACATCTAACACCACCAATCATACGAGTTCCATAAATAACAGGAATACTTGCATCATTAGATTGTTTATTTAATAGAATACCTTTTTCAAAATCATCAAATTCACTATCTCCAAAATCAGGTATATCAGGTATAGGTGCTATCCAAGATATAACTGTTTTGACAATTTTAATTGTTGTTTTGACAGCTTTTTTAACAAATTTTTTTACCGCTTTAAAAGGATTTAAACCCATTATGCTCTACCCCACTTAATATCTAAAACTGTTTCACTACTAAAATCCATTCCAACATCTGTGCTGAAAAATCTTTGTTGTGAAATATTATTTGTTTTTCTTCCATTCTTTTTTTCAAAATCCGCCCAATGAGAAACAATCCTTAATGTAACACTACTTCCCGTTCCTGATTCTGAAATGCCGAAAGTATCTATTGTTCCTTTATATAAAAGAAATGGGTCATCAATTAAAGCATTACTGTCATTTAAAAAACCTCTATAAACAACCACTCCGTCATTTACTATATTTTCATTTAAACATACTGAAATAAAAGTTTGATCTGCACCTGATAAAGTTAGGTCAAAAGATTGTTTGGATATATCGGTTTCTTCTGTAAAATCTGAAATGCCCATTATAAATTTAGAGGCAGAATAGGTAACGGAAGAACCTGATATTGAAGAAGTTAAATCAAATGAACAATCTGTAATATTAACAGGAGTACCGAAACTGATAGTAATAAGGTGTACTGGTCGTATCTCACTTGTTGCTAATTCTGTCTTTACTGCTGATGTTAGGCTTCTTGTCATATTCCTCGTAGCTTCTTCTGTTAATTTTTATTGTATCTAATATTTTATAATTTGCTTCTTTTGTTGGTTCATTATACTTTCCTAAATCATTTGTATCCATATTAATATTATTACTCTCTACAATTTCTTCTGCAAGAACATCAATATTCAGCCAATACTTTACTTTGTATTGCATTAAAGAGCTTCTTCAACATCAAGCTCATATTTGTATAATAAATTTCCATCTTTATCTGCACCACCAACTCCAAATTCCTGAAGGTCTGAAGTTAGATAAACTGTAAAAGGAACATTATCATAAGTAACTACTGAATCATCTGCCAATGCTGTTATTAAAGGTGGCTCTATTGTAACTGTTGCGGCATTACTTGAACTCGTAACATCAGCAACCACCATATAAATTTTATCATGTGCAAACTTTAAAAAGTCTCCAGCTTTAAATCTTCCAGCACCATCACCAGCAAAGGCATCCATCGCTATTGTTGTATCTCCAACTGCGTGAACCCCATTAACTAAAACACTTCCTGTTTCATTTCCTCTTGCATCTTCTATTTCAGGCGGAATAATTGTAAAAGTTTCTTTTCCTGATCTTTGTTTAACAATAAAAGCCATTAACTCTCCATAAACGCTTGAACGAGTTGAAGTAATAATGGAAATGGAAAAACCCCATCTTTGTCCATCAACTTGTCTTGCTAATCTTTTACCACTATCGGAGTGAGAAATAATAGTAGTTTGTATAGACTTAATGCCCATTGTTTCAAATTTTGCAGAAGATATTGGAAATGCACCACTCATTAGACTATATTACTTGCTCCTCTCTCATTAACAGCTTGATTAATAATATGTGATATTGTTCCTCTGTTTTGAATTAACATTTCAGAGAATCCACTAGCATCTAAAGCTGTGATACTAAAATTAACATTGACTGGTCCACCACCTGTTCCTCT